ATCAACGTGTATTCTTTTGCGCTCCGCCCGGAAGAGCACCAACCCAGCGGCACGTGCAACTTCTCCAGAATTGATAACGCCACGCTTCAGTTGGTGCTCTCCAACGCTACCGTGTCCGGCACCAACACCGCCAAGGTTCGCGTTTATGCCACCAACTACAACGTTCTCCGCATTATGTCCGGAATGGGCGGGTTAGCGTACAGCAATTAGAGGATTGGGTGGTTAAAACATATATACATATGTATATTAAGTGTAAAAACAACTTAAAGACATTCTTATTATATAAATTATAATATGAATAAAGACGACATTCGCAAGCCTACAGCCTCCCCTGTTATGCGCCCGGTGTATTCAACGAACGAAGACCTGATGTGTGGCGTGATTGACTACAATAATCGCACATATTTAGTTGATTTGAAAGATAAGGATAAACTCATCAATAGCAACAAACATTTTGTTTTCGCAAACGCAGACGACATATACCCGTCTTACTCTTGCAATTACAAAAAGTATAACTATTTAGACTTTTTATTTGCATTTGACCCGAATAAATCATGCTATGTGTTTGCAAATGGTAACCAATTTGATTTAAGAAATTCTAACGTAAGAATTTATCATGCATTTCACGCGCAAATTGCGAAACAACATAATGTAATTGCATACATACCTGGTCATTATTTATCTATGGGACAAGATGCAAATATTATGAAAAACCCTATGTGGAAAATAATGGAAAATGGGAAGGAATATATATTAATGTATTGTGAAAGAGATACTATTTGCAAACTATGCCCTGAAAGTTATCAAAACATATTGGAATTTGAAACAACTTTTAATAATAATAAAAAATTAACTTGGTATAAAGCAACAAATGGATATATTCAAACACATACGTGTGAACAAAAGGGTTATTTTATTCATCAAATCATTATGAATTGTTATGGCAACGGCAAAGGCACAAATGTTATTAGCATTGACCACATTGATAGAAACCCGCTCAACAATACATTGGAAAATCTGCGCACCGCTACACGAAAAGAGCAAGAACAGAACAGCAAAGGCATCGCGCCAGGAACCAAACGAGAAAGAAAACAGAATGCGCAAACTTTGCCTGACGGAATAACACACGATATGATGCGAAAATATGTATGTTATTACAAAGATTACGCCAATAAAGAGAAGACCATATTAAGAGAATATTTTAGAGTAGAAAAACACCCCAAATTAGATAAATTATGGTCTAGCACCAAATCAAATAAAGTATCCCTCCAAGAAAAATTGCAGCAAGCGAATAAGGTGGTAGACGACTTAGAGAACGACATTTATCCAGACAAAACTGAACCAACACTGCCAAAGTATGTGTCGCTCGTTATTTCGCGCGAGAAGCCACATCTTGTGTTTGAAAAAAGAACAGATGATATGCGATTAAATGTTAAAATGGTGCTGCCGCCAGAATACGATTTGCACGAGCAGCTCGCCATTTTTAACGACAAGATTAGCACAAAGTATGCAGGTGAATGCATATTATAATGTATTTTGTTTTTTGCTATTAATAATAAAAAACAAAAATATTGCCTCCGAGGTTGCTATAGCAAAAACTTTGCTTCCGATGCGTCAGCATCAAAAAACTTTGCTTCCGAGGCGTCAGCATCAAAAACTTTGCCCGGCACAGCAAAAAACGCGCACATTGCGTTTTATTTTTATTAACAAAAAACAATAATAAATATAACTACTTAAAGACTAATCTATATAATATATTATAATGAGCGTAGACATAGTCAAACTTATTGAGAGCAATCCAATTGCAAAGTTGAACGGGAATTACCAATCTAAACTAATAGATAAGGTTAAAAATAATTTTAGTAATTATGAACAACAGATGTTTGTCGCGAGTTTTTATTGTTATTTAAACTATAATCCTACAACAGAATACATTATTAATCTTGATGATATATGGGAATGGGTTGGATTTTCAAAAAAAGCAAACTCAAAATACTCATTAGAAAAACATTTTATTATTAATAAAGATTATAAAGTTTTGCTAGCAGAGCATGAGCAAAGTGTAGACACACAAAAAGACACTCGCGGTGGCCACAATAAAGAAATTATTATGTTAACAATTAAAACATTTAAATCATTTTGTTTGAAAGCCGGCACAAAAAAGGCGGACGAAATCCACGAGTATTACATAAAAATGGAAGAATTATTGCAAGAAGTATTGCAAGAAGAAAGTAATGAACTTAAACAACAGCTTATCCAATCTAAAGAAAACGCTATACAAATCGCAGATAAATGTAAACAATATTATGAACAAAAATTGTTTAAAGAAAAACAACTTGAAAGGCAACAAATATTGCTAGGCGAATTTGGCACAATTGGTTCTATTTTTTATATAATTAAAGTAAAAACTTTTGAGAATGGACAATACATTGTAAAAATTGGCGAAAGTCGCATAGGAATAACCGGGCGATACAATGAGCACAAATGTAAATATGATGAGTGCTTATTATTAGACTGTTTTTTAGTCAATAGAAGTAAAGACTTTGAAAGTTTTATAAAATGTAACGCAAGCATTACTCCTAGCAAGGTAACTAATTTACCAGGACACGAGACTGAACAAGAGTTATTTCTAATTGGCAACAAACTTTCATATAAAACATTGTTGAACATTATTAAATCAAACATCAAAGGTTTTAATGACAACAATAATGAAATCAAAAAATTAGAGTTGGAGTTAGAAATATTAAAATGCAAACAAAGTATGGATCATCCCCCGTCTAATGATAACGCGACATATCAAGAATTGTTAAATTACGTTAAAACAATCATGATAAAGATAAACAAAATAGATGCCCTTGAAAACTCAATCAAAGAAATTCAAGAAAAGTTAAACTCAATGCAAACTAAGGTTGTATCCAACTTTAATGAACCGCTCGCCAATGTCGGCCCAAGATTGCAGTGCATTAATCCGGAAACGTTGCAACTCATAAAAGTGTATGAAACTGTTACCGAGTGTATGAAAGAAAATAATAAAATTAAACGCCCTAGTATCAATAAAGCGATTGAACAAAACACTGTGTATTGCGGGTTCCGGTGGTTGCTGGTGGATAGACAATTGGACCCCAATATTATAACGCACATTGAGCCAACTAAACCAACCAGACTTCAAAATCTGGGATACATTGCAAAATTAAATAAGGACAAAACTGAAATTATAAATGTATATTTAGACCGGAAAACAGCTGCAGAATGTAATGGATACGCTTCTTCGTCTTCATTAGAGCACATAGTTAAAAATGGAATTCTCTCTAATGAGAGTTATTATACATTATATGACAATTGTGAAGAAGACCTGAAGGAAGACCTTGTTGCAAAAAACGGCGATGCAGAACCGCTATTGTATAAAAATGGGGTAGGGCAATTTGACAGCAACCTCAATTTAGTGCGCGAGTTTGTGTGCAAGTATGATTGCATCAAAATGCTCCACATTAGCGACAAAACATTAGAAAAGGCGCTAAAAAATAATGTAATGTATGACGGCACTTATTTCAAACTGCTGGAGAGCAAGGTGAAGTGCTTTTAATTGTGGATTGTTTTTTGCTATTAATAATAAAAAACAATAATTAATTTAAATATATATACATTCATAAATACTTAAAGACATATCGCGATTATATATTATAATGGATATTTTGAAAGCGTTTTCTCTATTAGAGACGGAGTATCCAATCAACATCCAGGGCACACCTGAAGACCCGCTCTTTCAAGCAAACCAAATTGGCAAATTATTAGGATTTAGTAATATACGCGAGAATTTAAGAGATTTTGATAGTGATGAAAAACGTGTCATTTTAACTGACACGTCTACCGGATTAAAAGAAGCGAATTTTTTAACCGAGATAGGCCTGTACAAAATATTGGGGCGTTCAAGAAAACCAATCGCGCACACATTTCAAAAATGGATGATAAATGTTTTGAAAGAAATCCGGGTGAATGGAATATACAAATTGCAGCAAGAAAAAGAAGTTGATAAAAAATTATTTCAACATAAATGCGATTTGGCTACTCACCAAACTTTACTCAAAGCATACCATAAGAAAAATGTTGTATATATTTGCAAGTTGAAGACGATTGAAGATAAGTTTGTAATTAAGATCGGATCTACTCAAGACATTAAGGAGCGGTTTGGCAGCATCTCGTGCTCGTACACCTGTTGCAGTCCACACATATTAGATATTTTTGAAACCAACCATTACAAAAAGTTTGAAAAGAAGATACATCAACATCCATACATCGCTCAATATTACGAGCACCTTCTCAAAAAAAATGGTTGCACCTCTCGCGAGACATATTTAATTAATGCACCGATTTATGCAGAAATAAATAAAATAATTCAACACATGTTAACAGATTTTTTGCCACCTGAAACAAAAGAGATTGAGGAACTGAAAATTATTCAACAGGACCAACAAATCAAATTGGCTGAACTAAAGATACAACAAGAAACAATACGTTTGCAACAGCTTCAAATTGAATGCGAAATGCAAAAGAATGAGCTGGAACTTAAAAAGCTCACCAATCAATATTTTATGAACGACCCTTCTCATCAATCTATCCCAAATGATGCAAGTGATGAGGATGACAAAGACGACAAAGACGATGAGGATAATGAAGACAATGTAGATGAAGCCCCAGTTGTCGCGGCCGTTATTGAGCCGGTCAACTATATCAAGAAACGAAATAATGGGGTAACCATTCCCAAAGTCTACCAATATAATCCAGATGACCTAGTAACCCCAATTAATGTATTTGACAGTCCTCTGGAAGTAGAGCGGACAATGTCAAATGTATCTCATCCTGCACTAAAACGCGCTTATCAAAAATGCACAATATATAAAGGGTTCCGCTGGATGTATGTGCACCGCAATGAGACCCCTCCTGAAAAGATAGAAGATACAGTAATATCAAAATGCGCGTCTCCTGAAATTCGCTTTATTGCAATGATTGATATCAAGAAAACTAAAATATTAGCAGTATATTCATCACAAAAAGACGCAGTGGAAGCAAGAAATATGAAATGCAACAGTTTCACTCGCGCAATAAAACAGCAACACGTGTCTAGTGGGCATTATTGGAACTTTTTTGACGAATGCTCGCAAGATATGCAGCAAGAATATTTATCAACAAATAAACTGCCCGAGAAATTTACAAGCAATGCAGGAACAAAAATACAACAAATAGACCCGCTCACAAATAATGTTATATGCACATACAATCCAAAAAATGAAATCATCAAAAAATATCAAATATCTCATGGAAAACTGGCCAAGCTTTTGCACGACACCGCTTCCATAAATGAAATTTATAATGGGTTTATATGGCAGTTATGTCCGACTGTGTAATGCCGCGCACACATATTCACCAAAATCATAAAATATCTATTAGTTATAACTATGCCTAATAGATATATAGACAGATACCGACAACTTAAAACCGCGCGTCTTAAATACAAGCAAACCGCAGCAAATCCCATTCTTATTCAACCAACAATTTCTTCCTTTATTAACATTACGAAAGAAAAAACTACTACATCAGATGAACAACATAATAACTCACCTAGCTTGCTCCCACTGTGTGAAAGCGCCATTATTTCTACACAACTCGCATCTTTAGAACAATATGAATAATAATAATCATATAAAGATTATTTGCAATGTTCTAATATAATGTTTGGACTAAAGCACATATTAAGGGGTAGCGTTAACAATCGGCAGATATCTTTCGCGAACAAAAACACCATTAAATATTTCGCAATGAATAACCAACAAATTGAATATGCAAAGTTCCCCTCATGCGTGGATTGCATGTATTTCAATGCATCGCATAGTTACGTTGAACGCGGCATTTGTTTGAAATATGGCACAAAGAATGTGGTGACCGGCGTTGTTAGTTATGAAGAAGCGAAACTGCATCGCGGGCACAACTCAACCACATGTAGCATAGAGGGGGATGGGTTTGTTAAAAAAGAACAACCTGAATGTAGCGGGTGCCCGTAAAAGTTCAATATTATTCAAAATGCGAATTCAAAGTATAATTATTCGTTTAACAATTTAGAGATTATTCAATTACTAATGTAATGAAAGGGTTAAAAAAAAAGGCATCCAAAGATGGGCCTACGATTTGTTTGAATATGATTGTAAAAAATGAAAGTAAGATTTTGCAGCGTATGTTCACCTCTGTCCTTCCAATCATTGACTGCTACTGCATTTGCGACACCGGCTCTACTGACGGCACAATTGACTTTATCAAAAAATTCTTCAAGGAACATAACATCCCCGGCAAGGTCGTGGAAGAGCCGTTCATCAATTTTTGCCACAATCGTAATGTCGCGCTACAGCATTGCTCCGGTATGTCAACATATGCTCTCTTATTAGACGCAGACATGATTTTGCAAGTCGGCAATTTCAATAAATCCGTGTTAGACCCGAAATACGACAGCTTCACATTATTGCAAGGCAACGAAGCCTTCTCTTACCAAAACACGCGCATTGTTAGGAACAATGGCTCCTTTAAATACACTGGTGTAACACATGAATACATATCCGCGCCCAAAAATGATAACGCCAGTGTAGACAAGTCTATCCTCTTCATCAATGATATCGGCGATGGCGGTGCGAAGCAACATAAATTTGAACGAGACATTCAACTCTTAACCCAAGGAATTAAAGACGAACCAGATAACACGCGATACCATTTCTATTTAGCAAATAGTTACAGAGACAGTAACAAACATGTGGAAGCTATCGTATATTATAAGAAACTGCTGGAGTTTGACACCGCGTGGCATCAGGAAAAATATTTGGCGTGTTTGAATATTTACGAATGCTATACAAACATTAAACGGGAGCACGACGGGATTGTGCATTTAGTAGACGCCTACAAATGGGACAACAATCGCATAGAATGCATTTACCGGTTGGTGAAATATTATTGCTGCAAGGATATGAATGATGTCGCATTTATGTATTATACCTTAATTCAAAGCTATTATGAAAATAAATTTGTAAATGACAACGTATCTGTAAAGCTCTTTGCAAAATACTCGGAATACGCGTTTTATTTGCCGTATTATATGATTATTGTGAGCGACAAGGTGAAGAAACACCACATCGGCATTAAAATGTATAAAATCCTCTTTGAGTAAAAGTTCACCATTGTGTCCCAGTGGTGGATGGACAATATAATTTTTAATCTGCAATTTTTTATAGATAAGGTGGACCCAGGCGACACAGACTTCTTTAAAAGTTGCGAGAACTACTTGAATGCAATTCACGAGGCGAAATTCACAATTAAACCCAATTTGTTGCATAAATATATTGAGTATGGGCTTAACCGGACCAACTTAAAGATGTTGTCCACTGCCGATAAAATTACCGTTACACCATCATCATCATCATCTCCAGTAAACCCCTCTATAAATATTGTTAAAAAATGCACTAGCAAAAAGATATTATTTTATGTCGGGTTCAGCAGCTACCATTGGAACCTCACGTATCGTTTGAACAACTCGCTCGGTGGGTCTGAAACTGCCGTCGCGTATTTATCCACTTATTTTGACAAATCATTTGACATTTACATTGGTGGCGACGTCATTGAAGAGCAAGTGGACAACATTACGTATGTCAACCTGAAAAACCTGTCCGCACTCATTGACAACAACACTTTCCACACGATTATTGTATCCAGATACATTGGTTTTTTTGAGATGTTCCCGACGTTTCGCGCAGGCGCGGTGCATTTATGGGCGCATGATACCTCCCTGTTACCTTATGGTTGCAGTTTGAACAATGACGAAATCCTCGCAAAATGGTCGCCCACGATTACAAAATGCGTGATGCTTACAGAATGGCATAAGAATGAATACGCAAAGTTATTTAAACCCTTGGAGAATAAATTCGCCACCATTAACAATGGCATTAAGCTTGATTTATTCCAAACTGCTTACACGAAGGTCAAAAACCGTTTTATATTCACGTCGCGCCCAGAACGGGGACTAAAACAGCTCCTTCTTTTGTGGAACGACATCTGCGCAAAAATTCCGGGCGCGGAATTAAAAATCACTTCTTACAAGGACAACTACAAAGAAAAAGACTTGAATGAAATCAAAGAGTTGATGGTGAAAGTCCAGAATGTGGAGGTCGTCGGTCAATTGAACCCGGTAGACTTATACAGCTTAATGGCATCCGCGGAATATTGGGTTTTCCCCAGCTTATTTTGCGAAACCTCCTGTATTACTGCGCTAGAAATGCTTTATAGCGAGGTGGTATGCTTTTATTACCCGATTGCCGGCATTTGCGAGACTATTGGCGAGTGTGGCATTAAGTTAACACCGAATAATGAAGTGAACACCATTGTGGAGGCGATTGAGGACCAGCCTAGAATGGAGGCGTTGCGTTCCGCGGGTAAAAAATATGCGGCGGGGTTCAGTTGGGAAAATAAAGCGAAAGAATGGCACGAGCAAGTGGTGAAACTGGAATAATCTGCTTAACTGTTAACTGCATGTTATCAAATAAATGTAAAAAAATATTTACATTTATTTATTATTTTTATATTATTTATTATTATTATTTTTATATTATTTATTATTATTATTGAACGCGCTAGTTTATGCTACAGTCGCATCAGTGACTACAACATAATTCGTGCCATCGTAGCGGACGGCGGACCGATTAAACAGTATATTCATATTGATGACCTCCGGTTTGGCCGCATCTGGCGTGAACAGTTTTGAAATATGCTCATCATCTCTGCAGCGAACGCTGTAATTCTGCTGCACATTATTTCGGCCTATTCGTCCCATGGCTTGAATGATTTTCTCTTGTGTCATGTGCAAGTCTTTGCTAATATATCCATGACAGAACTGGTAATTGGTGCCATAAATATAATCGCTTGAGCTGATTATTAGGAATAGCTTCTGTTTATCTGCGAGCGCCTTCATGATTTCGGTGTATGCGATATTTTTGTGGTTTGTAAACACGCCGATGCCCATTAACAAGAGAACTTTCCAGCTATCTTCTACGCCGGTCAGCATCATTATTTTGATGATAATTTCGTCTTCAATGTCGCTGGTGAACATATTTCTGGGCGCCAGGTCTTCTGCCCATTTTTCCACGTGTTCGGGTTTGTTGGGAACGAATGTGTTGTTAAGAGACGCAGGTTTAATTGCGGCCTTCAAATACTCAATCTGTTCTCTCAATTTAGCAACACCCATTTTGTCGCCGGCGGTTTCATTGTTAAACGACCGCTCAATCTTCTTGTCATTCTTCTTGCCTCCCGACTTGCTTCTATCGGTTGCACTGGCGTTTGCGCCTGCGCTTTCGCTCTTGCTTTCTTCCAATATATCTTCAAGCTCTTTCTCTAACTGGTCTAGCTTTTCATTGATTATATTGTTATGGTCTATCTTGGTCATAATGTCGTCCATGATTTTCGCGGGGATATTCGCCTGTTGAATGCAAAACTTGGATATTTTCTCCACATCTTCGGCCAGAAATATGGTTGGTCCATCTGTTAGTGTATACGCATCTTTGGTGGTCACGTAGATTGCGCTTGCTCCGGCAGTCTCTTTTGCAATAGGTTGCGCGAATGGTGTAATAACTTGTTCGCTCGCCATTCGCGCCAACGGTGCGCCCTCCATTCGCGAGCTCGACGTTTGTATTCCTGGGCCAATGCTTTGTGTCTTGCGGATTTTGTTCCCCTTAGGGTCAATAGTGTTGTTCGGCATTATCTTGCGTTGTCTCGCAGTTTTGCAGTAATGGTAAACTGTTGACCACGTGTCAGGCGCGATGTGTTTCAGCACTTTCAAATAGTGTAGCTTGATGTTTTGCATGGTGCATTCGTCCAATGACCCAAACTGACGCGATATTTTGATATTTGCCGGCACAAGGTTGTGCGTATCAACGTAATCGATGAACCTCGCGGTTTCCTCTAGGTCAAAATAACGTAATATAGTCAAGTAGTTCTCACAATGCGTGACTATTCGCAACATCTCTGCATAATCCTCTGTAATGAAGTGAGGCATGACTACAAACCCGTCATTATTGATGATGGGAATAGATTTTCGGCAATCATGGCTGACGACATTTTGCACGACTGCGTTAGGAAATGTGCTCCTGAAATCGGCAACCGTTTCCGTCAGTTCGTGCAATTTTGGCAATGTGGCAGACGACAGCACGACATTAGGTATGATGTTTTCGCTCCAGTTTCTTTTGATAATTTCGTGAAACGGGTGTGACGCATAATCAAACGTGATGGTCGGTTCATCCCAGTAGGTGATGATGGTTTCGCGTTCATTAAACGCCAGCATATAATACATGGCATAAATGTAGGATTGAATGTCGCAAATCATAATCTCCACTTTGTCGCCTACGCTGTTGTCCACTTTTTTTATTCCGCCGGTGCGTTTGTTTACAGTGTATTCTTTGGCGGCGAAATAATGAAGCCGAATGTCATCGGCGCTGTTGCATCCAAACGCGAATGCCACTTTTTTGGATGACGAGATGGCGGCTCTTGCGAGGGCTAACCCAACATGTCGAGCGGCGCAAACAAATATTATTTTATGTGCCTCGGACAGCCCGATGGGTGTCAAAGTTTTGCCGGTGCCGGTGGGTGCAATGTAGAGAACTAATTTGGGTTTGGGGCTTTTCATCGCGGTGAACACTTCTTTTTGGTGTGTATATAGGGAGCTGTCTTCATATTTAAGGAGGCAATGGTTGCGTTCAATATAGTCCACCGAGTGTTTAATGATGTTTTCATAGCGGATGGCGTCTTCAAACTGTGCGATTAATTTGCGACACACTTCCATGACGTTTGCATTAATGTGCAAGATGGTATTGCGCATTAATTTATAAAGTGTGAAATAGAAGAATATCCAGGCACTGTTGTCTTTATGCTTATTACGAAGAAGCTGTTCAATGTGCGAGATGAGTAGGAGTTCGTATACGTTGTCTTGGGACAATTTGGCGGCATCATTGCGTTCAATCCGGATTTTGTCTGCTTTATTAATGGTGATTTTGGCTTTCACGGTGATTTGCAAGTATTGCGCGCTATATTTTGCGATGAGCGCGTCAATTTTGGGTGCAAAGAATGTGTTATAAAGGTAGTCTTCCATTTGTTTGGCGAATTCTATTTTTAGGTAGGTGAATAAGGAGCAATGTTTGTTGTATTTGATGGAGACGTCAGCATAGCCGGCTTTTATTAAATCCAGAACTTCTAATTCCTGGGGGGATACAGGGACTTCAATGGAATCCCATTCGCTTCTGGTGAGTTTGCGCTGATTTAAGTCCATATTAATAAGTGTAACGAGTTGTGAAGAGTAGTGTTGCTTTTGAGTAAGTCTTTAAGTTATTTGTGATTTTGTCTTTAAGTCCTTTTTTAAATCAATTTTTTATTTTGCTTAAAAAGGATTATCGGATTATCTGATAAAATAAAAAATTGATTTAATTTTTATTACTTTTGACATTGTACAAAATATCTTTAACGTTCTAAACATATTAAACACAATTCCGTCTAATAATAAATCTGCGCTCCTAATAACAAAATGCAAACGTCTAATACCATGATTATCTCCATTGAAGGCAACATCGGCTCCGGCAAGTCCACACTTCTCGCAAATTTGCGCACCGTATTTGCAAATCGCAATATCGTCTTTGTGGACGAACCTGTGGATGTATGGGCAGAAATCAAAGATGCAAATGGCACGACTATGCTTGAAAAATTCTACGCAGATCAGCATAAATACGCCTTCTCGTTCCAAATCATGGCTTATATTTCGCGCCTGTCCTTATTAAAAGCCGCCCTGCGCGAAAACCCCGGCGCAATCATCATTACGGAACGGTCACTGCACACCGATAAAATGGTATTTGCCAAAATGCTGTTTGATAGCGGCTTAATTGAAGACGTCAATCATCAAATCTATCTCAAATGGTTTGATGAATTCTCCATGGAATGCCCTCTCCATAAAATCATCTACGTAAAAGCGGACCCAGAAATTTGCATAGACCGGATTAGAAAACGGTATCGCGCCGGTGAAAGTGTCATCCCTCTCAGATATTTGCAAGACTGCCATAAATATCACGAGCTAATGATAGAACACTTGTGCGACCTCAATACGCCACTGCTGTTATTGGATGGCAACACGGACATTTTTGAAAATGCGGATACCCTCCCTGACTGGATTACCCGAATAACCGACTTCATTGCATAATGCATAATCCGTTGCTTACCATATTAGACCATAATATATTCATGAAAATTTATAAAAATCACGTTTATAAATTTTATTTTTTTTGAGTTCACTAATTTGCGCCTTTGCTAATGACTACTTCACGCGCAATATTAGTGATAATCTTGTCCATATTTGACTCTTCATTGGGATTAATTCCGCCGGTAGACTGCATGACCATCTTTAAATAAGGCGTGTTCTCACGGTTGTTACTGACTACGCAGTTGGGATGCGCTTTAATCCAAATCGGGATTTGCTGAATGTTTTTTTGCTCTATCTTGCGAATGGCCTTCTTAATCCTGTCCCGGTCTTCATTGTCTTTTTCCCACACATTATCTTCCTTTATGTACAATGTCTCGCGCTTCAAGTCGCTGCAATGGATGGGACGTTTGCATGCATCCATGTCTTTTAGACCATTAATAAAGATGCGCGACATCCCATTAGAATACCCGAGCTTGCCGGTTTCTTCCAGGTCGCTCAATTGTAGGTGGAGCGAGTTGACGAAATCTACCATATTGACTGCATCTTTGCAGGTCTCGTTCAAGTAAACGTGTAAATTAAAACTGTTATTTGTGGTGGTATTGTTATTGTTGTTATTATTGTTAGTGACAGTCTTCCCTTCCTTGGCAATCTCTAGCAGCTGCTTCTGTATGTCCTGGTTCTGTTTTAATAAATCAATGATTACACTAGTTAAATCATTATTGCCGATATTCTGCTGTATTCCGTTAGACTGAATTCCGTTAGGCTGAATTCCGTTAGGCTGAATTCCGTTAGGCTGTGTTCCGTTGTGAGAGTATCCATTTGGGTAAATATTTGTTGAAAACCCGTTCGCATATTGGTTATTTGCAAACCCATTTGTGTATTGGCCATTTACAAATGCGTTTGTCGGAGGAGGCAATGGCGCGCTGGTGTTACAATAGGCTATGGGAACAGAAGGCGGTTTACACTTTTTTGCGTGCTTCCATAAACCAGATGGGTCTTTATATATTTTTCCACAAGCGCACGAATGAATTACAGTAGGACTAACAATAACGCCTGGATGTAACTTATTAATATGTTTTTTACTGTCAAGATGTTTATTATAATTGAAGTGTTTTTTGGTTGAATACCCGCAAGTGGTGCATTCATACATTTTTACATGTTGTTGTGTCGCATTATCATAAACTATTATAGAATTCTCAGTTTCACTTTGCGCTTGAATATAGTTGTTTTTATGTTTTAAGGTGGTTTTATGTTTGTCAAAATTAAATTTATTATATGTAATGTAGCTGCATAACTTGCACGAAAACCGTTTGCTTGATTGTTGCACAATTGCATTTTCAGCGGTTGCGTTCTGAATGGGCGCAGTTGCGGCAATACGTTGAACAACAACCGGCGTATTTAACGCGGCAGAATATTCTTGTTCTTTTTGTTTTACCTCTTGTTGGTTGTTGCAATGTAATGTATTGATAATTTCCATTGTCCAGTTGTTCCAGCCTCCGTAACTGCGTATTATTTTATATATTTCACAATTAAATTTTGGTGTGGTTTCAGTAGTGCAATGATATTTATGATAATGCTTTTTTTGAACATAATTGGTGGTATGTCCAACATATTTATACGTTATGCGCGGGTCTTTGCATACAATTTTATAGAATGTGGTGTTGGAATAGTCTATTATTATTTTGGGCATATTGCAATGTATATATATATATATATTGCGCATACTTTTATATTGGTTTTTTAACTTTGATTAACTTTCCAATTCTTTCCATTCTTTCCATTCTTTCTTCCATTCTTTCCATTCTTTCCATTCTTTTTCAAAAGTCTTCCATTCTTTATCAAAAATCTAACAGTTTTTTAAAATAGTTTGAAGAAATAATGGCCATTTAATTTGAGAAATGGCCATTATTGAAGTGTTTTTAAAATAATTGGCGAATGCATTCGTTTTTAGATTTATTACGCAACTTTGCGTTTACACCATGAGTGCATTGTTGTGAATATGGGGTAAAAACATTTCACCTTTAATGGTGCGACCCATATGGCTATTAAACTATCATTTAATGCATTGAAAACAGACAAAATGCTATAAATTCCTAAATGGAGTTTTATAAAAAGGTTTAAAATTTTAAAAAATGGCAATATGGATTTAACACGCGCCTAAATGTATTGTGCCAACAAACAATGACATCATATATGATGTGCCAACAAATCTTGCAAAAGGTCGCTACTGATTTGCATACTTTTTTTATTGCCATTTTGCCAGGCCTTTTTTGGACATTTTTGGAAAACCGGTTTTTGCGCGTTTTTGCCAATTTTTGTGTAAAAAATAAAAAAAATTATGCTCACAAATTTGAAAAGTCAACCTCGTTTTTTGAAATTTATGGTAAGGAAGAGTAAATCGATGTATTTTCAAAAACCGTCAAAAGGGAATCGGATTTTGGACATTT